TTGATGCACTTAGAAATCAAGCTCGTAGAATGAGGCAGGATGATATGGAAACTCCACTAAATCCAGTGGGTGGTCCTAATCCTGTTATGCAAGGAGGACAGTGATGCCTAATCGTAGTAAAGTATCTAAACAAGTTAGTAGACGAGGTGGAGGATATCCTAAAAAAACTGGTAAGGGTACTTCTTTAAAAAAGATTAATATAGATAAATATAGATGGGAAGATGATCCAGACTTTAAGGGTACTCCCGGTCCCTATAATCCTCGTAGTAAAAAGATGAGGAAGAAAAAGTATGATTATGATACATATATGGATTTAGGACCACTAGGTCCAATAGGAGTTTTGTCAAAAGATGCTGATTGGCCTGTAGCTAAAAGAAAACTTATAGAAGAAGGTAAAATAAAAGGACCATTAAGTAAAAGAGAACAAAGAATATTAGCTGATCAAGATGAAAGAGGTGGACAATATAAACCACTTACAAAAGAAATGCAAGATAAGTTTGACGAAAAAACTCGTAGAAAATATCAGGCAGCAACCGAAATGGCTGCACCACTTGCAGATCAAAGAAAAACAGGTGGTACGATAAAGAAAAGTAAAGGTGGTAGGGTAAAAAATAAACATTCAGGTTATCAACGTCATCATGGTGGTGAGTTCGTTGCTGCTTTATATAAGGAGAAATAAGATGGGACCACATACAATATTAAAAAATCCACCGGATCTTGAAAAGATCTGTGGAAAGCCTACAGGACAGGGCTATGGTGCTGCTCGTAAAGGACCAGATGTTAAAGGGACTCCCCATGAAGAGGTAGTTAACTCTAACTATGACAAGGGTGAGACTTTTACCGTTGACCATAACAGTGTAAAGAATATACACGTAAGGTAAATTAATGTCTCGTAAAAGAATTGCTGACATTATTTTAAAAAAAATATTAGGTGGGACTTCTGATAAAAGTCTACGGCAAATAGCTCGTGGACAAGGATACAAGTCTATAGATGAATGGGTTGAAGGAGGAGCAGAAGGTTTAACTAAAGGACTAAAGAAAGAAGCAGAAATAGAAAGAAGGACAGCAGCAACAGAGACACGAGAAAGAAGAAGAGCACATGGTAAAAAAACAGATGATCCAGAATTTAAGGAAAAATTTGAAGAAACATATGTAGCACCTCAAAAAGAATTACGAGCACTAGAAGAAGCAGAACGAAAGGAAAGAACAGGTTTCAATCCTAATATTTTTATTAATAGAAAATTAAAAAGTGATCTATTTAAAGCAAGAGAAGCTGCTTCTGCCTTGGAAAATCTACGAAGAACTGGACCTGCTAGACGAAATTTAACAGAGTTTACTGAGAATCTTACTAATGAAAGAATAATTAAACAGGCTATAAGAGAAGGATATGTAAATCCTGTAAAATGGGAAGAGGCTGGTCTTCCACCTTGGCCTGAAGAATTTCGTAATCTTGCAAATATAGCAAAAATTAGATTAGGATTTGGTGAGACTAAAGAAGGAATGGGAAAAGTACTTACTCCTTTACAAGCAAGAAAACATTCAGAAGAACTACGAAGATTAAGCAGGTCAAAGGAACCTCCAAAAGATCCAAGACAGTTTGATGTAGAAGAAGCTAGGGAAAGAGCTAGGAGAGAGATAAGACGAGTAGGAGGTGCTAGTTCCAATATTAATAAGACTGCTCCTTCTATTGGTACACTACGAGCTGATGAACTTGCAGAAGCTCGAAGACAACAAGCTGAAAGTGGTTTTGAATTTGATCCTCAAGATGTTAAGAAAACTGAATTAGATTATGTAGAAAAAACAGGGGATGATTTAGGTTTAGATTTTGACCCATCACCAGAAGTAGTACTTGCAGATCCTGATTTTAAACAAGCTAGAAGTGCTTGGAGCAGAGCAGCTACCCCACCTAGAGTACAACGGGGAAGTGGAGTAGATATTCGTGGAAATCCTGTTGGAGAAGAATTAATTTGGTCACGAGGTCTTAATGATGCATATGAAAATAGACTTAAACAATTAGGAGTTAAAGAAAAAGATTTAACACCAGAAGAAATTAGAGGTGTTCAAGAAGAAGTTGCAGCTTTCTCAGCTAAAGAGGCTTTATATCCCGAAGTAGACTATATAACACCTCAATCATTATCAGGTAGTACAGAGGTTACTGATAAACTTGGACTTACTTTAGCTGATGTTAATAGAAGAATAAGATCATTAGATCCAGCAGAAGATGCTGAAGAATTATTAGAGTTAAGGGCAAGTAAAGAATTTTTAGAAAGAGAATTGCAGAAAAGATTCGGAGGAAAGCAATATGTTAAGGGTGGTGAGTTTATAGATACAGATGTACCATTTAAAGGAGAAAGAGTAGCTGTTCCAACAATGGGTTCTCCTGCAAGTTCCATGCAACAGATATTACGAGGAGATGCCTTTACTGTTCCAGAACCTAGTCCTTCTACTATAGCAGATATACATCTTCCTTCTGATGCAGTTCATAAGACTGTTGAAAATATAAGAAGAAATCCAGAGATGGGAGTTCCAGCCGATATAGGTGGTGAAGAAGCTGCATTTTATGGTTGGGGTCGAAAAAGAGGACGAGGTAAAAGAGCTGCTATTGATCTAGAAAAAGGATTAAAAGATCCAGCAGAAAATATTTCTTATGGTGCTCCAAGTACACGAGAAAGAGTGGGAGAAGTTGGTAGACTTCCCTCTTATGATCCTAAAGTTGTTTCAAGTTTACGAAGAAGGGCTACTAATTTAAGAAAGAAACGGGATGCTTTTAGAGATGAAGCTGCACAAAGAGTTATTGAAATAACAGATAGAGCACCTACTCATCCTTATACTAAACTATCTGCTCCACAACGAGCTGATGCAGTTGAAGCACGAGATTTAGTATGGGAAGAATTAAGAGGAACTCCTAAATTTCAGAAATACATGCAAGATAAAGCAAAATTACAAACAGAAATAAATGATAAAACTCCCGGCTTAATGGAATTTGATCAATATACTAGACCACAACGAACTATAGATAGACCTAGAAAAGCTCTTCCTAAACCATATCAGTTGGATCTTAACCTACCACCTACTATAAGACAGTCAAATTTAGAGCAAGCTATGAAAGAAGGTAAAGTAGATTTACGTAATCCTGCAATGGCAAAGCAATGGGAAAAAGAAGCTCCACAAAGAAAAGCAAATCAATGGACTATAGATGGTTATAATGCACAAATAAAAAAAGTTAGAAAAACTAAAGGGCAGTATGATGTAAATAAAAAACTAGCTAAAATACAAAATGATACGGCTGATAGATTTGATGCTATTGATGCTGGATTTACAAAGAAGAATAAAGCTGGAGAAACTGTACCTGATGTATCAGCATGGAAAAAAGCAGGAAGTCCTAAACCAGTTGACCCATTAGATAAAGATCGAAGAGTATTTCCTAAACGAAAATTAGTAGACTCGTTTAAAAAGGGACGTAAGATTGTTAATAGAAAAAGAGGTGGCATTATCAAAAAACCCAGAGGTTGGGGTGCTGCCAGATATGCAGGAAGATAGGAGATTACTATGGTAGGAATGTACATTGTTAAAGGTGGAAAAAGGATTTTATCTAAACGTAAAGATGATGCAGCCGAAAAACTTTTACGATCTGGAAAGGCTAAGACACCTGAAAAGGTTATGGAAGATCTAGATGCAGCTATACAAAAGTTGACAAAGCCCGGAATAAAAGTTGTTGTTCCATCAGGATCACGTAAAGCTAAACCACTTCCTACAAAAGAAGCTAATGCATTAATAAAGCAAGGAGAAGCACAAGCTGCCAGTACTGTATTAACTCAGTTAAGAAAAGCTGTAAAGCAAACACAAACTAAAAAAGCATCTGGTGGTAAAGTTAAAAAATATAAAGAAGGTAGAATGATAGGAACTATAGTACTACCCAAAAAACCTATAATTAAACCTAAAGGTGTAGGTGCTGCTAAAAAAGGTTACGGTAAAGGATATAAGAAATAATGCCATTTAAATCAAAAGCTCAAAGATCTTTTATGTATGCTAACCATCCTAATATAGCAAAGAACTGGACGAAAAAGCATGGTGCAGCTATACAGAAAAGTAAAGGTAGTACGTTAAAAACAAAAGGCAAAAGGAGAAAAATATGAATCGTATTATAAATAGATTTAAAGAACCCTCTTCCTATGCTGCATTGGCAGGTGTTCTTGCTATGATTGGTATTTCCGTACCAGTTGAATTATGGCAGAATATAGTTATGCTTGCATGTGGAGCATCAGGTGTAGTAGGTTTCTTTATGAGTGAAACGAATCATACTCATGGTAAAAAGAAATAGTTTAAGATGGCAACGTCAGAAACATTTAACTTTAACTTAGATATAGATGAGGTGATCCAAGAAGCTACGGAGATGATTGGGGGTGAACAAACCCTTGGTCATACTCCTGCTTCTGCCCGTAGATCTATTAATCTGATGTTGAAGGATTGGCAGAATAGAGGTATTCTTCTCTGGACTACCTATACTACATTGGTAACTGTTGCTACCAGTACCACTTCCTATGCATTGGAAAGTAATACGTTGGATGCTTTGGAAGTAGTATTACGTAGAGATAATACAGATATACAACTAGAAAGAATTAGTTTTGAGGAATATCAGATTATTCCCAATAAAACTCAGACAGGTAGGCCAAGT